CAGCGATGAAAGTTGAGTCCAAGTGGCGCAACCCAAAGCGTGAATTCAAGTGTCTGCATGATTTGTGGATGAAAGAAAGCAACTGGCGGCCAAACGCCCACAACAAGTCCTCAGGGGCTTTTGGGATTGCTCAATTCTTGCCATCCACTTGGGGCAACTACAAGTTTCCCTTCAAGCCAAAGGACCCGCAGATCCAAATTGATGCTGGCCTTCGGTACATTTACAAGCGCTACGGCACTCCCTGCAATGCCTGGGCCTTTTGGAAAAAGCAAGCAGGACCCGATTTACACGGAGGTTGGTATTGATGAGTCTTGACTCCCCTTTTGGCCTTCCTTTGCGCGTTGATCATCCCAGCGTTGATCCCACCGAGTGGGAAGACGATGAGGATGACGATTAAACAAGCGATCGTTGACCTAGTAATTCAGAGAGCGGGCGGCTACTGCGAGAAATGTGGCCGACCCGCTTCTGAGTCTATGGCGCTCCACCACCGCAAACTGAAGTCTAGGGGCGGCAAAGACGCAGTCAGCAATTTGATGTATGTCCACCACGAATGCCACAACCTTGGAACCGAGTCGATCCATTTGCGCCCTGCTTTTGCAGCCGACAAAGGATGGATGGTTGCTTCTTGGAATGAACCTGAAAACACGCCGATGCAATTACCTGACGGTCGCCTTGTAATATTACAGAATGACGGTAAGATTACAGACCTAAAGGAAGGAACATTATGAGCATCCCAGTAACAATCAAAGGCAACCTCGGGTCTGATCCTGAGTTGAAATATGTCAAGACAGGGCGCGGTGATACTGCGCTTGTAACCTTTTCATTGGCGCACACTCCACGCGAGCGCAAAGGCGATGAATGGGTCGAAGGCGAGACCATTTGGTTCCGAGTAACAACTTGGGGCGATAAAGGCGAAGTTTATGTCGATGCTTTGCGCAAAGGCGACAGCGTTCTAGTTCAGGGATCAATGAAACAATCAACATTTAAGGGGCGTGACGGAGTTGATAAGACCGCTTTGGAAATCACTGCTACTGACATTGGCATCGTTCCCAAGGTTCAGCGTGCTGCTGTTTCTCGCGGTCAGGCTCAAGTTAGCCGAGCAGAGGGTCCAGGATGGTAAGCGAAGGGTTGCTCTCTGCCCAGGAGGTTGCCACTCGATTGAATATTACAATGAACAACCTCAGGCAATTACAACATCGAAAACAACTTGTATGGGTAGAGAAAGCGGGTCGCAATGTCTATTATCGTGAACAGGATGTGGTCGCGCTCGCGGAAAGACGCGCAGGGAGAAAGACATAGTAATATCAATGCCATGATTGTTATTGAAGGAGAAGTAACAGTTGCGGAGATTGATGAAGCGCTGCGCAACATTAGAGAGATGCTTGTAGATCGCTACGGCAATCGCTTATCCCATCAAAAGAAAGAATTACTACTAAGCAGCATTGATGATCTATTAGATGCAAGGCTGAACCTAACTAAGTAAGAAGGCGAGCAATGGAAGTAACGAGAAGGCTAATTTCAGATCTAACCCTGGACCCAGGTAATGCCCGCCTACATTCTCAAAAGAACCTGGATGCGATCAAGGCAAGCCTTACAAAGTTTGGCCAGCGCAAGCCCATCGTGATCAACAACAAGGGTGTAATTCTTGCGGGCAATGGAACCGTTGAGGCTGCAAAGGCCCTGGGTTGGGATCACATCGAGGTAGCCACAGTTCCCGCTGATTGGGATGAAGCAACCGCCAGGGCTTATGCCTTGGCTGATAACCGCACCGCAGAGTTGGCCGAATGGGATGAAAATGTCCTGGCTAAACAATTACTGGATTTGCTAGACGAGGAATTTGACATAGAAGCCTTAGGCTTTGAATTGCCCGAACCTGAGATTACGCCCGAGCCTGATGATGCTCCTGCAATCACGGAAGTAGAACACCGAACCAAACTGGGTCAGTTGTGGAAGTTGGGCGATCACCTGCTGTATTGCGGCGATGCAACCGAGGAAGCAACTTTTACTCGCTTGATGGGAGATGAAAAGGCGCACCTGATTTGGACCGACCCTCCTTGGAATGTGAACTACGGTGGGATCGACAACGACAATGTGCAGGGCTGGAAAGTCCGAACGATCCTAAACGACCACATGAGCGAGGGCCAATGGGATGAGTTCGTTAGTCAGTTCTGCAAGACCCTCTTTGATTTCTCCGAGCCTGGCGCACCGATCTACCTGGTTATGAGCGCCCAGGAATGGCCAGTCATTGATCGCAATTTGCGTGAGGCAGGGTTTCATTGGAGCAGCACCGTAATTTGGGCTAAGGATCGCCTGGTCTTATCTCGCAAGGATTACCACACGCAATATGAGCCGATTTGGTATGGCTGGAACGCTGATGCTGCACGCTTGGCCGTGGTCGAGGATCGCAAGCAGTCAGACCTTTGGGAGATACAACGCCCAGCAAGATCTGAACTCCACCCAACAATGAAGCCAATTGAACTGGTGCAAAAGTCAATCGTAAATTCATCAAAGCCTGGAGACATTGTTATCGACTCCTTTGGGGGATCAGGAAGCACACTTATCGCTTGCGAGCAGACCAACCGCAAGTGCCGAATGGTCGAACTTGATCCGCAGTATTGCGATGTAATTCTTGCGCGGTGGGAGAAGTTCACAGGCAAGGCGGCAGAACTTTTGCCTGGAACTTGAGCAAAAGATGGAGGAAGCCGAGCAAAAGATTACAGAATTAGCCGTTCCGACACTTGAAGAGAAGGCCGCCGAACTTGAGGCCAAAGAAGCAAAGGTCCTGGAACTGCGCAGGGCGGGTTTTACTTTTCAGCGCATAGCCGAAGAGGTGGGATACGCAACGCCGTCAGGTGCGCAGCGAGCGCTGGAACGGATAATGACGCGCAACCTTCCCCAAGCGCCCGAGGAGTTTCGCTGGCAAGAGTTGGACCGTTTGGATCGTATGCAGGTGGCGTTATGGCCAAGGGCTATGAAAGGTGATGATCGAGCCATCGGTACGATTATCCGTTTGATGGAAAGAAGGGCAAGATTGGTGGGCATAGATGCCCCACAACGCATCCAAGCAGAGGTGGTGAATTATGACGGAACCAGGGACATTGACGGAGACATCGAGCGCATCGTCAATCTCATCCGAGGAGTGGATCGCAGCGAGCCGTTGGAAGTGGAAAGTGGAACAGGCGAGAGCGGAACAGTTGCCACCGCAGGGGAGTTGGAAGACTTGGCTTTACATGGCGGGTCGCGGAGCGGGCAAGACGAGGACAGCGGCGGAGTGGTTGGCGTGGGAAGCGATCCAAGCACCGATGACTCGGTGGGCGATCGTGGCCCCGACCTTCGGTGATGCCAGGGATACCTGCGCCGAGGGTCAATCAGGAATTCTAGGCGTTCTGCGTAGATACCGAATGCTCAAGACTTGGAACCGCAACAACGGTGAGATCATTCTCAACAACGGTTCCCGAATAAAACTATTTTCTGCCGATGAACCTGAGCGCTTCCGTGGCCCACAACATCACGGAGCCTGGTGCGATGAGTTGGCCTCATACCGATACTCCGACTCTTGGGATCAGTTGCAGTTTGGCCTGCGCCTGGGAGAACACCCTCGGGTGATCGTAACCACCACCCCCAAGCCAACGCCCCTCATTCGGGCCTTAGCGGGCCGCACAGACGGCTCTGTCGTGGTCACACGCGGTTCAACCTTTGATAATGCAGCCAACCTTGCCCCAGCCGCCCTATTGGAACTCCAGGCCCGATACAACGGCACACGCCTGGGCCGCCAAGAGTTGTACGGCGAAATCCTCGAGGATGTTGAAGGCGCACTTTGGACCAAAGGCATGATTGAACGCGCTCGTTTACCAAAGGCCCCACCGTTGTCACGGATCGTGGTGTCGATCGACCCTGCTGTAACTAATACCGATGAAAGCGATGAGACTGGAATTATCGTCTGTGGTTCTGATGCTTCGGGTCACGGTTATGTCTTGGGCGATTACTCATTCCGTGGATCACCGCTTGATTGGGCGAGCAAGGCCGTGGCCGTGTTTGATGAACACAAAGCCGACAGCATTTTGGTTGAAGTAAACCAAGGCGGCGACATGGTGAGTGCTGTGTTGAAGCAGGTGCGCTTGGGCTTACCGATCCGTGAAATACGCGCCCATGTTGGCAAACGCCTCAGGGCCGAACCAGTTGCTGCGATGTATGAGCAGGGCCGCATTCACCACATCGGTGAGTATCCGATGCTCGAGGATCAGATGACTATTTGGACCCCGCAAGATGCAAAGTCTCCCGATCGCATTGACGCTTTGGTTCAGGCCTTTTCAGATCTACTTGGCAAGAGCAGCGTTGCGTCATACTTTGGCGCGTTGGCAAACTTCTGCCCAAGGTGTGGATTGCCAATGCCAAAGTCAATGTCGCATTGTTCTAAATGTGGAAGCGCTATGATTGAACCTACGCAATCTGAAGTGCCGAAGGAGTGAAATGTCTGTCGTTTATAACACCGTAATCAACCAAGGCGCTAACTGGTTCATCAACTTTCAATATAAACAACCCGCAACGATCACAAACATCTCAGGCAACGGAACAACTGTCACTTTTACGGCGGCCAATAACTTCTTTGGCGGACAAACCGTAAACATCTCAGGCGTGTTGCCATCGCAATATAACTTCCAGGCTGCAACGATCGCCAGCGTTACAAGTTCCACTTTTACGGTGACCAACCCAGCAACAGGCATCTACATTTCAGGCGGTATCGCCACGGTTCCGATCAATCTGACTGGCTACACCGCAGCGTTGCAGATCCGATCACTTCCTGAGGACCCAACAGCGGTCTTGTCTTTGGCAACGGGCGGCAACGGCATCACGATCCCAACGCCAACCGATGGAACGGTGGTAGTCCAGGCCACGGCTGCGCAAACCCGCGCAATCATTCCTGGAACCTACTACTATGACATCGAGATAACTTCTTCAGGCGGAATTGTTTACCGATTGGCACAGGGCCAGGTCGTAGTATCAGCGGAGGTAACCCGATGAGTGATGATGCAGTAATCATCCAGCCAATCATTCCAACAGTTGTAATTTCATCTCCAGGACCGCAAGGCCCAGGCGGTGGAGAGATTTTCTATGTTCACACTCAAGCGATCGCAAGCGCGGTGTGGACCATTAACCACAATCTAAACGGTGAACCAACGGCGGTCGTTCTTGACTCTGCTGGAACACAATGCGAAGGCACCTTTTCTTACCCAAGCAAAAGTCAAATGGTGATAACCTTTACCAGTGCTTTCAGCGGCACTGCCTATGTGATCTAGGAGAAATAAATGGCCCGTAAGTTTCTAGTCTCGATTGACCTCAACAAGAACGAATTACAGAATGCGGTAATTCAGAACCTTGCCACAGCGCCAGCCACTCCATACTCAGGACAGATTTACTACAACACAGGCGATAATCAACTTTACATTTACAACGGCACTCGTTGGGAAGTTGCGGGCAACGCGGTTCAATCAGGACTTCTTGCTGCACGCCCTGCTGCTGGATCAGTTGACGCTGGAACTATTTACTACGCAACCGACAATTATCTTTTCTATTATTCAAATGGATCAACCTGGGCGCAAACTAACCAGTTTGGAACTGTAACTGCGCAGACTTCTTACGGTGCATCAAGCGGCAACGGAACATCAACCGATTATGCTCGTGCAGATCACACCCACGGCACACCAGCGCTTGGAACTTCAACACCGAACGCAATCACAGGTGCAGCGGGTTCTGCGGGAACTGCAACAACTCCTTCTAAAGAGGATCATGTCCACGCTTTTGCACCAACTACAGATCTCAACATGGGTGGATACAAACTCACCTCTCTTGCGACCCCAACAGTAAGCACCGATGCTGCAACCAAACAATATGTAGATGATGTTGCTCAAGGTCTTAACATCCACGCGGCTTCTTATGCGGCAACAACTGCAAACCTCAACGCAACCTATAGCAACGGTACAAGCGGTGTTGGCGCAACTCTTACAAACGCAGGAACACAAGCGGCTTTCACAACTGATGGCACAACACCAAGCCTCAACGATCGCATCCTTGTTCGCTTGCAGACAAACACAGCGCACAACGGTATCTACACACTCACAACCGTGGGTAGCGGATCAACGAACTGGGTGCTTACCCGCGCTACAGACTTCGACACACCAACAGAAATTGCTGGCGGTGACTTTACCTTTGTAGATAACGGAACAACCCTGGCAAACACAGGCTGGGTAAATGTTGATGAAGTAACAACAGTCGGAACCGACCCTATCGAGTTCCAACAGTTCTCAGGTGCGGGAACTTACACCGCTTCCAACGGCGTATTACTAACTGGCACAAACTTCACCTTTGCACCACGCACAGGCTACGGTCTGCAAACAGGATCAAGCGGCGCTGAGATTAAATTAGCAGCAACTTCAGGTCTAAATTTGGCATCAGATTTAGCAGTAGGCGCTGGCAAC